TCAGTTTGATCCTCTATCAACGGAGTTTCAGGAATCCTTTAACACTGCCTGGGATGCTGATAAACGATCCCGCACTCAAGCTTTCGGGGACCCGAAACAGCTCGCAGACTTTTATCGCCGAGGCGGGAGTACCCTCTCCTCTCCTAATGGAGTACCAAGGAATTTCCCTGCTTTGCCAAATCAGAAAGGCACTAGAGAGTACCCTCTGGATTTGTCCCTAATAACTGATCAAAACCCAATTTCTCATTTCCAGGAAGCCCTTTGGGTAGATGTTCCAAGTAAGTGTACTGAGGCTCAGGTTGTAGAATTGGCAATACTCAAAGTAACAGGGTCTCCTGGCCAAGGAAACGACGTAGATCTCTCAAGCCTACTGGTCAATATATACTCTGCAGGAGAAGGGATCTGTGCAATCACCTTCTTCAAAATTGCGCACGCAGAGGGGAGAACTTACGCAGCCATGAGACCAGTGTCCCTTCATACAGTATGGGTTCTACCGTACTACGAAGATTCGGGGTTGACCACAGAACCCTTCTTTTTGAACGGAGGGATAGTCTTCGCGTACAAGACCTTAGCGTTTCGGGAGCTGGGTCTCAAGCTAAACCTAGACGGGACAGTTCAAGCAGTCGTCCCAGACCTTGTGAATACTGGTCAGTTAAAACTAACTGACGTGCGTAAAAATCCTCGAAGGATGACTCTACCGATGTTTCCAGATGTCGTAGCGAGCGCCTCCGGGGCCAGGGCTTCTTCTATAAACCGATGGTATGGAGAAATGGCTTTTAGTAGTGAGTACTTTCCTTTCTACGTAACAGGGGCAACTGTCTCTCCTGATCATATCTATTCCTCCGGTCAGGTGAGACGATATCCTCTTCAGCCTAGCAGGTTGGGGGTGTTTACCCCGCCCACCACGTCTATGAGGCTACAGTACGCTCTTTGGCATAAATGCATTGTCCAAGGAGGGGGGAAACATACGGAGTATAGTGTGTATGTGAGCGGTTTTACGAAAAGACAAGCTTTTCTTAAAGCCATGACTCCCTGTCTTTTGGACTTCATGCCTGAACGGCAAGAGGTCTGGAAAGAGATCCAGAGCAGGAAAACTCTCAGTCAATTCAATGCTGAACGGATAAAGCTGAATCTACCCCTGATTACGAGAGTAGATCAATTGCAAACAGAAGCTCAGCGATTGAACTTCTTATCTATTGACCGGACATCTCTACCCGGTTAAAATCCAAGAAGAAACCAGGTTAAAATCCAAGAAGAAACCAGGTTCTAAACCTGGTTTTTTTAGATTAATCGACCCCCGACCTTCCATGCCTAATCCGTATCTTCTCAAAATTGCTGAAGCCTTTTTCCATACGACGGGGGAGGACAGCCTTAGGCGCATCTTATCTAGTGGAAAAATTAAAACACTCTCACATGTGGCGAGAGAAAACCCCGAAGAGCCTATTTCAGTGGAGGTAGGGCTCCTCCCTTTTAGAAGAGAGGTACTACCTGCGGCAAAGGCTGTAGAGGTCATGTCCGCCAGGAAAATAACAGATAAAGTATTTTTAACGCGAGGAAAATACTTACCTACATATGGGGAATACGTTATAAAAAAAGAGCTAACCCTCCCTATTAAAAGGGTATCTTTAAACTCCATTCCAGAAGAATTTATATCAAGTAGGGTACTATCTACTAATACTAATAGCGAGATCTTTGTACCTGAATCCAAAGTTTCGACTTTTCAACAAGAATACCCCAGCTTGAAGGTATATTCGAATAAGAACATCCCTGCATTTTCTCTGCTTGATCGGGTCAAGAACTACCCGACCAAAGTAAAAGATGTATTGTTTGCGAAAGCAGCCGAGCTTAACGTCAAGCGCATCTCAAACAACGCCCTTCTAGCAGGAAGTCAAGGCTTAGGTATTAATGTTGATGCCTCTGATCTGGATGTCTTTATCCCCTACAAGTCTAAATACCAATTTGAAAAAAATATAGAAAGATTACTTTCTCAGTATCCAGGTTTAAAGCCTGGAGAATTCTCGAAAAATAAAGAATCCAAAAGAGTGTTATCTGGCAGCATTGACGGGGTGGACGTAGATCTGGCGGTAGCATACGGGCAAAAAGCCCAAGCGTTTAAAAATGCTTTTCTAAAAGCTAAAGACGCACTATCGGAACAGGAGAAGGCAGAGATCATTAAAAAGAAAACAGAGCTAAAAAATTCATGGGTATTCCCGGAAACTAGGTATAAAATGTACAAAAATCAAGTTGCAGAAAACTTAGGCCTTAAACAAACCTACTTCTAATGAACCCCTATATTCTCAAAATTGCCAAGCAAATTCTCAAAGATACGGAAAAGGTCCCTGAAAAAAGGGGGGTCTCCGGCAAAGGGCCTCTTCGTCCGAACCAGGAAGAAGCCTTGTCTAAGCTAGATAAGAGCCATGGGCTACTACTACACCACAGCACTGGTAGTGGGAAGACCGTAACCTTTCTAACTGCTGCCCAACGAGCTTTGGAAAAGGATAAGACTGGCCGGGCATTGCTAGTAGCCCCTGCAAGCTTAGTTTCTAACATTGATAAAGAGTTGGATAAGCATGGCATCAAATTGGATAGAAGTCGGTTAGATGTTATGTCTTACGAAAAGGCAGTGAATCGTTCAGAAGAACTAAAGAAAAATAAGTATGCAATTGCCATCCTTGATGAAGCTCAGAAAGTTCGAAATAGTGACACAAAACGCACTCAGATACTGGGGGATATTGTTTCCAAGGCAGACAACCGAGTTTTGGCAACTGCTACCGCAAACTACAACCATGTTGCTGACCTAGCACCTATTATGAATATGGTGGCAGGTCATGAAGTTTTGCCAAAAGACAAGAGAGCGTTTGAAAAGAGGTTCACTCAGACTTCTAAGAAACCTCAAGGTATCCTTGATAGGATTCTTCGCAAACCCCAAGAAGAGGAAACTTCTTTAAAGGGGCAGAAAGAGCTGGGCAAGCTTTTTAAAGAGCACGTCCATTACTATGATGCTAGTGAAGATAAGAGCGTTCAGGACAAATTTCCCAAGACTACTGAAAAGACCATTGAAGTAGATATGTCCCCGGAACAGAAGCGGATGTACTCTTATATGGAAGGTCAACTCCCCTCTCTTCTGAAAATGAAAGTCCGCCACGGAATGCCTCTGGACAAACAAGAAAAGGCTCAGTTGAACTCTTTCTCTGCCGGTGTTAGACAGGTGTCAAATTCTCATCGTCACCTCTCCCAAACTCCAGACAAGGTCGCATATACTCCAAAAATTGAAGCTGCGGTGAAAAGCCTTAAAGAGCGTGCAGGAAGCGATAAGAACTTCAGGGGATTGGTGTATTCTAACTACCTAGACGCCGGGGTGTATGAGTATGCGAAGAAGTTAAAAGAAGAAGGTATTTCTCATCATATCTACACCGGGGGGCTTTCTAAGTCGGAGAAAGACGCCATGGTTAAAGACTACAATGAGGGTAAGGTAAAAGCCTTGCTAATCTCTTCTTCAGGTGCAGAAGGGTTGGATCTAAAAGGAACTAAGCTAACTCAAGTCCTAGACCCCCACTTTAACCCAAGTAAGATCAAGCAGGTAATCGGCCGTGGATCTAGATATGAAAGCCATGCTCACTTGCCTGAAAATGAGAGGACTCATGAAGTAGAGCACTACCTTTCTACTTTGCCTAAAAACCTGATGGGTAAGGCTCCGATGAGCATCGATAAATACCTGCATGAGAACTCTGGGGAAAAGCAGGTGATGTTTGATCAGTTAAAAGAAGTGATGAAAAAGAGTAACTAGTGCAATTTCTTAATTTAATCCTGAAAGATACGACGATTACGATAACAGTCTTTTGTGTCCTCATAGCAACAATTCTAGTGTTCTTCCAAGACTGAATCTAAAGCGTCACCCCCTAGGCGCTTTTTTTTAGTTAGATATGAGTTAGTTGTAAATTCAACATTTTGCAAGAACGTGGTATAAGGGGGTTGTAAATAGAATCCTTTCTATTTAGCCGAGTTTCCCCCAACTGAAAGGCTCTTAATGACCACGTTTTTCGCTCAGTCCGGTTCCACTTTTTCAATTCAGAACGACCTGAACTCTGTTATTCACGACAAACTTCCTGCTGGAAATTACGCCGTAAAACAAAATCCTATGACAGGTGCTTTTTATTTAGAAAGCACTGAGAACTTTGAAGCCCCCGGCAAGATTTATGGGGACCCAATTCGTTACGCCAATCGCATTCTGAACACGTTTCAGGATAAAAATAAGAGCTTGGGCACTCTCCTGGCAGGAGAGAAGGGCTCTGGGAAAAGCATGCTGTGTAGGGAAATCTGTCGACTTGGGTATGCGTTGGGGTACCCAACCTTGATTATCACCAGCCCAATGCAAGGGGATGGATTCTTTCAATTTCTGCATGCCATCTCTCAGCCCACCATCGTTTTCTTCGATGAGTTTGAGAAGGTCTACGACCGGGATGAACAGCAGGGGCTGCTGACCTTGCTAGACGGGGTATTCCCCTCCAAGAAGCTTTGGCTTTTGACCTGTAATGATAAGTGGCGGTTGGATTCTCATATGCGGAACCGGCCGGGTCGAATCCACTATATGATTGACTTCCAAGGCTTAGATATGGCATTCATCAAAGAGTACTGCGAAGATCGCCTGGACGACAAAACCCAGATCGACGGGGTCCTTTCCGCCTTGAGCATTTTCCATACAGTAAACTTCGATACCTTACAGGCACTAGTATCGGAAATGAATTTGTACAAAGAATCTGCTTTGGATTCTCTTGAGCTGCTTAACGCACGCCCGGATAGTGACGATAAGAACGCTTATTCAGTCAGCTTGGTGCATCAGGCTACCGGCATTACTTGGGGGGATGCCCCTGGTCAGGGCGAGGGGAAGTCCTTTTCTATGGACGGTAGTAGGATTGACAAATCGCCTTTGCATTTGCAAAATCACTTCGTCCAGTTCTATAATGTAGATCTGGACGATTTGGCGAAAGCAGGGAAAACCTTCGAACAAGTTAAAGAGTTGGCTGCAAGTTGTGGGCTATTGACTGAACAGCTTTTGGAAAGTGAGGGGCTTTTCTATAAGCTGCAATCTGGTGTGAAGCTGACTGACGAAGAGGAAGATCTGAAGTACCTTAAAGCATTCCGAAATAAGAGTATCAGCCTTAGCAGTAAAGACCTCCTTGGCGCTGACCTTGAAGCTGGGGTGTTTGAATTCAAAGCCGATCCAGGGTTTGTTATCAAGGTAAAGCGCAACGTCTCCCCAGGCCTTTCTATTCGGGAAGCAATGGGTCTGCTGGTCTAAAAAATGACCCTCTCCCGTGTTCGAAAAACCGGGGCAGGGTATTTCTGGGCCGAGGAGGAGAAGGCTCTACTGACTTCTATTTATAGAACTGGTGGAAGCTTTTCTCTTTCTCGTGCGGTAGAAGCCCTGGCTCCTAAAAGCAGAAGTACCATTGCAGCTCAAGCCAGTCGCTTGAAGTTGACCGTTCCCAGGCCCAGGAAGACCCTTTCAACCGACGACAAGGATTAGAAATGCTAGCAAATAAAGAAGTCTCAGCTTCGATCTCAGAAGCACTTGATGCCTTAGAGGATAGTCTAGGTAGCAACTCGGAGTTTGACGTTGTGGTGATATTTTTGCCCAAAACCATTCGACAAAACGACTCTGACCTCAGAGAGATCTTAGAAGAAGACCCCCCGCTTCTGGTCTACACCGACAGTGCTCGACTAGAGGAAGCGGAAATGGCTATCAAATCAGAAGCCTATTATCTACACCAAGAACACGTCCTAGTGGGTTAACAAAAAAACCTAGTCCCCACTAGGTTTTTTTAGCTTATCCAATAGTAATAGGAGTGTTCACTTTAATCGCCCCGGACTTTAGCGCAGCCAAAGCTTCTTCTTCGGTCTTGAAATGAACCTGTTTTTGCTCATGATCAGGCTCTGTTAAATGCATAGACCCTAGAATAGCTTCATGTCCAGGGGCTACCAGACTGTTCCCTAAGCCCTTTCGGAAGTCATAGATATGAGACTCTGGTAAGAGCTTCTTCCTAGCTTCGACAATAGCCTCATCCGAAATAGGAACATGAACCGTTAACGCATCCCCGTCGTAGTCTCCTGCAAATAGACTCAAGTGAAGAGGGCTTATCCCTAGAGTCTTCCCCGGAATAGGCTTTGGGTAAGCTGCTGTTACGTTAGACAACATCAAAGTAGGGGCACGGTTTAACAAAATAGGGATTTGCTTGATCAACTTATTATAGCTAGCCTGTGCAGCAGTAGTCCTGGCAGTAACAGCCTTCTTTGCTTCCGGGTAGGTGTATCCGTTTTTGACCAAGTCTCTAATAATGTGGTACTCGTACATGGTCCATATCATTTCGCTAGGTACTGCAGCTTCGTTAAAACCTAGATTAGGCTCAGCATAGATTGTAGCTCGACCTGAAAAGTCCTGCTTCTTGGATAGGATCTTGCTTTGAAAGAAGCCGGTCTTAGGCCCCCCTTCTCCTCCAATCTGTTTCAAGAAACCCTTCAGTCCTTCCCCGCGAGATGAACCCTTGATGGCCTCTCCTACCCCAAAGATAGCCTTGGCCCCGTTATAGAGATCTCTACGCTCTCCTGCAAGCATGTCATCCCCGAAGAATTCCTTAGCTTCACCGAGCTTGGAATTCACAAGCATATGATCCTGGTAAAGCTTATTAGCGTCCGGATATTTGATTCTATTCCCGGCCTGTTGAATAGGGGGCCTACAAATCGGGGGAATTACCGGCATATGGTTAATAATGAAAGACTCTTCCGGCTTAGTCCCAGAGCTATCTAACGCAGCCAAGTACTTGATCTGCTTCACCATATCGTCACGTTTAGCTGCGCTCTTAACTTCGTGAATATCCTTCTTCAGCGCCCCCAGCTGTTCCTTAATGTTTACAGCGGAGAGCATATCGTGAAATGCTTGACCTCCAGTAATGATAGAATCTTCGTTTTCCATGGTTCAATTTTAGATAGAAGGGGCCAGAGCCCCTGGGTCAATCTTCTTTTTCAGCTTCAACTTCGTCTTCGATCACAGGCCTTGCTTTAAGAGAGTTCACTTGGATGGAGCGTAGCTTTTTCCCAGATTCGATATCATGCAAATGAAAGGTGTCCCCTTGCTTCTTAACCCCGATCTTTCCGTAAGCAATCCCTTCGAATTCCTTAGTAGATAAACCGAGAATAGACTTGATAGGTCTTTCCATCAAAGGATTGGCAATAGGCTCACTCAGAGAGTAATGCCCCCATTTGTTACCTCTCATGCCTCCTAGGATGGCAGGGTCAAACAGGCCTCCCTTTTCCGGCTCCAAGTTCTTTGCGGAAATCATAGAGGGCTCCTTAACCTCGCCATTAGACATAGACAGAATATCCTTATCCGTCAAGGGGGACGCCGTCAAGGTTCCATTACTGAGCGTAGTTTTAATCCCTGCAGCGGTCAAGTAATTGATGAACTTTTGAGTTGCAAAAGTAACCTTAGGCTTTGGCAAAGGTTGACCTGTCAAGAACTTATCCCAGTACTCAGGGCTATTTTCACTCTTAGTGGTGGCAATTTCTTTCAAGTTCTTTCGGGCATTCGATCCCATCAGGCCTAGCATTTCCATATAACCAACGCTCTTAGACCCCTCTTCTCCACCCTTACTAGGTTGACCGTTAGCATCGTAGCTTCCTGTATTTCTAGCAGACCAGTTCTGGTCCGAGGTCTTGTAGAGTTTCAGGAAATACTGAGGACCGTTCAGGACTTTGCCTAACACTTTTTGAGTGGTAGGGTCTACCAGTTCTTCTGAGTCTTGAAGACCGTGGGCTTCCAGTTCCTTTTTTAGCCCGACAACGTTAGAAGCCTTGCTGAAGTTGTGGATTAAGTAAGGAGTTCCAGTTTTCTTAGCAATCTTTGCAGCAGCAGTTTCCATAAGCTGACCAAGATTCACTCGAGAAGTTACTGATGCAGGATTCAGTAGGATATCAACCGGCTTACCCTCACCTTTAAGGTAAGGCATTTCATGGTCTTCCAGGATCAGGGATACGATCCCCTTATTGCCGTGAAGGCCGGTCAGCTTGTCCCCAACCTCTAGGTGCTTCACAGACCTGATGATAAAACGAACCTGACGGCTTGCTGTATGAGCGTCCACCACCTCTCCGTTTTCTTCATGGTTCCAGGGCTCCATAACAAGCCTATAAGGGGTCACCAAGGTCTTATGGAGTCTGCCTAGCATCTTATCCTCAGGAGTCGGCTCCTTGTGTTCTAAGACGGCATATACAGGGTCCCCATGCTTAAGGATTGCACCCTGCTTAGCAAAGCCTCGATCATCTAAGTTATCAAGCTGCTCGCGGGTGATCTTACCTGGGAAATATCTAGCAATCAGAGACTTCTTAGGCACAGACATTTCGTTGATTTCGTAGTCAACCTTATAAGCATGGTGACTGGACAAACTCTGAGCTGCGCTTCTGCTAATAACCAATCCGTCCTCGTGGTTATAACCCTTCCACGGAATGTAAGCTGCATGAAGGTTTCTACCTAAAGCCAAGGTACCGTCTTTAGTGTAGTTACTATCAAACAGGACTGTTCCAGGCTTAACTCGATCTCCAACTTTCACCAAAGGCTTTTCGTCATCGTGAAAGCCCTTCATATTGAAAGGTAGATTCTTGACAGCTTGGATTGTTTCCTTTTTACCATCCGGGGTTTGAATAACGACCTTCAATCCGTCCACGGCAGTAATAACCCCCTCCACCGGAGAAGTCGTCCCTACTACGGCTGCAAGCTGTTTGGCAAAAGAAACCCCATGTTCATTCACTGTTTGAACCAGAGGAGCTTCTCTGTTTACCAAGCTCAATGCTTGGGGGATAGCTTTGCCAGCCATGGTCAAGCGCCCTGGGTGGTTACTATTCAGGAATGGGACCAGATTAGTGGTCACCGTATACATGTCAGTAGTATCTGCTAACCAATAGTCGATGTCTTTTGCAGGACACTTCCCAAGTTCTCCATGTATTTGAGCCTGAACCTCCTTCATTCCATCTTGGTGGGGGAATCCGATGTTCTTTGTCATCATCTCATGGACGCTGAGGAAATGGTACTTACCAGAGTTATCCTTTACTCGTGAGTAAAGGTTCCCCTCCTCGTCTCTACGTGCAGTCACCGTGAATCGCTGGTCGATACCCGCATGACCGCTTTCCGGAGTACGGCTAGGGTCAATAATGCCTAAGTGGGACGGGTCAATGTCTCGGGCAGACATCGGTACTCCTCTGTCAGAGGCAATACCCCCCTCTCCTGCACCCAGTACCGTTACCTTAGCGACGTTTTCAACTGACTCGATAGGGTTGGTTTCTGACGGAGTAGAGACTAGATTACTATCCATCAAGTAATTAGAGAAGAACTTGTTGAAGGGCTTAGGAACCATACTCCCTTTTAGCTTAGGCTTCAAAGGGTCCATTCGGTCCAATTCACGGACTACTCTACCCTTCACTAGCTTAACGACCTGATGTTCCTTGGCAAACCGAGTCTTTAAAAAGTCTGGGAGGTTCTGTACTCTCTTGAACTGTAGAGAGTCCCGATTGTCTTCTTGACGTTTACCAGAGTGAGTATCGACGAGGTTCTTCAAGGAAAGGAGGATGGCGTCGTGATTGACTCCAACCAGAGCCTTACCTAAGGTTGACTGAGTTGTTTGCGGGTGCAGAGAAGACTCCTCTAGGGACTTCTTTAGTTGCATCGCCATCCCTTCCGGGGAAGCATTTGCTTCTTGCTTAGAAGTGGAAACCATTCTGTGATAAATATCACTCAAGTACTTGTTTTCTTTACCTTTGACAAAAGCCAGATTATCATTCCACACTTCAGGAGGGACGTAGTTACTAACTTCTTTCGGCCCAATACCAAAGACCTTTGTTAATAGCGGGGCTGCAGGAATTTTTGAGCTACCAACTTCTAGGTAAAAGATCCCGGTTTGCGGCTCCAAGGTTAGAGAAAAGCTGCGGCCAGTACCCGTGTTAAAGTGGCTCTCCAGCTCCCCAGTGTCCCGAAAGCGGGTGTATACGCCTGGGCGAAGTTGAAGCTGATTTGCAACCGAGTAGTTGTTCCCCTTGTAGACAAGGGTATGCTTCCCAGTTAAATGAAAAGAGTCCATCAACGTAAAGTCTTGATGGGTATCCAGGACCTTACCGGTGAGCTTATCCACTAACTTTAGGTCTGCTTTGATAGGGTAGGTGAGGCTGCGACTCTCCAGGATCGCCTTCTTCTCATCCCCATGTCCAATAGGGTTTCTCTCAGCCCGCACATTATCGATCTCTAGGCGAAACTGTTTCCCCTCAATCGGGAATTGATTCTTCAGCCCATGAATCAGAGCGGAGTCGACTCTTTCACTGACTTCATCAGGAGATGAAAAGATCCGCGTTAGGCTTTCAGCTGAGGTAGGCATTACTCCGTCTCCTCCATATACTGAATCAAGATCATGAGTTTCTCCATGAAGATAAACTCCTTTTTACTAAGCACGAATGTCCCTTGGTTACGAATAGCCCGAGTCTCAATCAGCTCCAGCTCTGTAATATCGGAGGGATTGTCCATATCCAATTTCTGATATCGAATACGGTAGTTATCCATTGACTTCTCAGTCTTACGCTTTCCCGCCAGGATATCTGGAAGAGCGGCAGGGTCGTTAAAAACAGTGCCCTTTTCAGGCTTAGCATCCAAGTTAGCAAGCGAAGAGAGTGACGGTGAGTTTAAAGAAGTAGCCATTGAGGTTTTTTCAAAAATAGTAGTTGGCAGACGCGCTTGTGCTTACATTGCCGGTGCAGCGCTTTGATCGGGCGGGGCACCACCCACTTCAGTAGTCCCAGCCTCCCCTATATTAGGGGGAGGGGTCGTGCTTTGAGCCAAAGCCTGCTGCTGCATTTCTGATTGTACTTGATGAGTCTGATTTGTGCGACCTTCTTCTACAAGTTTCGAGACCATCAGCCACTTGGCGTAGTCCTGAACCTGCAACTGATTGAGCACAGTCCGGGTAGTAGTAGGGTCTGCATTGATCAGCTGTTCAGCAATTTGCTGACATTCAGTCAAAGCGGACTGGTAAGAGTCATCCTTGGTGTTTTGCTTAGCAATGGCCAGGCCCTCAAGGTATTTAGCTTGCTCAACCGTAAATTGGATTCTGACGTCAGACTGAGCCTTCATCTTTGCATCCTTTTCGATTCGAACAAGCTCGTCTTCGTAAGACCTGCCTAGGGACTCATATATAGTGGTCATAGACACATTCCCTCCCTGAGCGAGGTTCATTAAGACGCTCTTCAGGGCATCGTCATCAGTCAGCTGGAATGGGGTTAGTCCGATTTCACAGGGCTCCCAAGCCTGATACGCTGCAACCTTGGTGGTAATCCAATCCAGCAGCTCCTGGATTTGACCCACATAACTGCTAAGCGTATTTTTTAGCATACGCAAGCCGACAGTAGAGCTGGTCCAATTAGTAGAACCTGAGAGAAGCTCTCGACTGACCCCTAAGCTAAGCAGAAGCGATTCTTCTGCCTGGGCAATTTCTTGGTTAACCAGTAAGGTTTTCCCTTCCCCGCTGATAGCTTGATACCCTACTGGGAGAGGGGCAATGAGGACATGGTTATTGTCTTGCTTATGCTTAACCATCGCCTCTTCCATTTTGGAGACGAAGTTTCGCATAGAGATAGCAGTGACCGGGTCAGAGTTCCCAGACTGGGCTTGAGGGAAGAGGACTCGCATCGGTGCCATGAAGTCCGTAGCGATGCTTTCGTTGGCCTTCCGAAGCGTGGCTTGGTAAAACACTAAGTTATAGTGACTGATCAGTGGGGGAATTGACACTCCGTTAACTGAAAAGCCTAGGTCTACGTTTCTGAGATGGAAGACATAGTCATCCTCAAATTGAAAGTCTTTCTGATCTTTGATCGCCTCGATAAACTCCCAAGGAATAGAGTCGATGAGGAGTCTATCCCCTGCCAAAACTCTACGCTTGATATCGTTAGGGACCTTGTAGTAGTACTGACTCTTACCTGTGATCGGGTTATGGTTGACGGTAATGTTCAGAGGGTCCCAAACGATCAAGTTCATGTCGTTCAGATTCGTAGACTTCGTGTCGTTACGAATGAACGTACCTGAACCTCCGCACTTCGGGCAAGTTCCGCTCAGATTAAAGTCTCGATACTTTAGGAAATTGGCGGAGTTTGCACCATAGGCAGAAGCACAGTGAGGACAGGTGTAGGTCCGTGTAACTGGAAAGTGGATGCTGATAAACACATTCCCAATCGTGAAGTACTGGAAACCGATGTCGTGAAGAGCTGACTTGAGTCGAAAGCTCTTAGTCAACCGCTTATACCGATCTACTGTAGAAGGGTCGGTTGCAGAGTAGGTAAACTCGGTGATCGGGTAGGTAGCTAGCTTCCGTAAGACCTCTGTCGTTACAGGGCTGTGTAGGGTGATAAATCTTACCCAGCGAATGACATCGTTCAAGTTTCTAGGTAGAAACTGGTTACTGATCGAGAAAAAAGGGTTTCTAGTTTGAGCTTGGTTGGTAGCCCCGATGTTGGATTGCTGCCCTCCAAAACCTGGAGTTAGAGGTGGGTAATAGGTAGAGGTCATTCGAGTCTAGGGGGAGGTGGAAGGATTGAATCTAAGATCAAAAGGTTTGGCTTGAAGAATTGTACTACGATTTTAGAGAAACTCAAAGCTCAACTTAAAATATCTAGGACTTGAAAAGTCGAAGACTGATCGAAGTTCATGTGCAGAAGATGCCGGCCCGCTTCGGATTTCAATCCCCGTTGAGCTAGGATCGAACTTTGTTTAGAGCTTTGGATTTTCTACCCCCACATTTTCCAGTAAACACTCCAGAATCCCCAGAACCCAAAAATGAGTTACAAAAACATTGCCACCCTTACCTCTGCCCAGCAAGCTGCTGGGGTGACCGGCGTAGCTGGGGTGAAGTCTGACGGAAGTCTTATCGGACCTTCTGGAGCCCCGGTGTCAGGGGGGGGGCGATTTATCTGGCGCGGCGGCAATGACTTTGGTGTGCTTGGCGACTCAGTTACTCAGCAAAACAGCGAGTACGCTCCCGGAGTAGCCGGCGCTACGACAGTGATTGCAACTCGCCCGGAAGGGTACATGTCTTGGGCGGTAGCGCTGTCAAAAGGGCAGATACGACAATCTCCGCTGCACAATTGGGGGCTGGGTGGAGACCTGATCGAGGCCGGCACGGACTCTAACGGAGCACACCCTGGCGTGTATAGCCGCGTCCCGCTGGTTATCGCATCAACAGTTGGGTCTTGCGCTGTAGTTGCCGGACACAACGACGTCACAACTGCTGGCACCGATTATTCAGTGATGATTTCCGGCCTGACGAAGATATACACAGACCTTCTTTCTGCGGGCATCCGCGTGTACCTCGGGACACTCGTGCCGATCAGTGGGATGAACTCCACCCAATATTCCAAGCTGCTGAGCGTGAACGCGTGGGCGAGAGATTATGCGCGCAGGACTCCTGGAGTGGTCCTTGTTGACTGGTGGGGGTATATCAACGATTACACCGCTGCCAACCCGCAGCAAAAGGCATCATGGACGAGGTACAACGACACGCTGCACCCCGGCGTGCGATCTGCGTATGCCATGGGATTTGTGCTTTGGCAGGCCATCAAAGGTGCGCAGGGAGCCACTGGGCAGACATACGGCCAAGGCAGTCAAGCCGATTTGTACAATGCTGCCGGGCCGAACGCGTCTATGACCGCGAACTCGGCGATGCTGGGCACCACGGGTCAAACTCTGCTGCAGGGGGGTGTGACAAATGCGACCTATACTGCGACTCAGGTGGCTACGGGGTTCGGGGTAAATAAGTACGGAGGCTCCTCGACGTGCACCATTGCCGCAACAAAAGAATCCCCTCGCACCGACCTGTCCGGGCTCTGCAACTCTGATCGACAGATCATCACGTTTTCCACCACTCAGTCCGGCGGAGGCAATGAAGGCATCGACTGCTTCACTGAAACCCTTACCAGGGCATCTGGAAAATACTCGCCCGGGGACGTTTTGCGGGCATTTGCAACAGTCGAACTCATCAATCCGCTTAACGTGTACTGCGTCAGTATGCAATTGCAGGAGATTAAAACCTCCACCTTTCAGAACGTGTTTTCGATGGAGAACACATCAGCGTCCGGGAATTTTGACAACGCCGTCATGGAGCCGGTTGCGCGGACTTACGATTTCTCGTTGGGCGGGTTGGACCTCGTAACACAGTCGGACAGCGTGAGTGTGGCGGCAATAATCCGCATCAGGTTTCGACCCAACGCTACGGGCGGGGCATCGGCCACCGTGAAAATTGGCGACTTTTCGATCCGAAAAGTTCTGCCGCAATAAATCCCCTGCCGGTGGGGATTGGGTTTTGAAAGATGCGCCACCTGTGCGCCAGTGAGGAATGAGGTGGGGGATTGAGTTTTATTGTTTAGACGGGGACCTCGAAAGAGGTCTTTGTTTTTTAGGAAAGGGAAGAGTA